GCAACTCCTGACCCCCAGCGAGATTGCAGTCGGCAGTTCAATCACGGTCGCTGGAGTTGACGCAACATTCAACGGCACGTACACCGTGCGCGCATTGCCACAATATTTGTTTATTGGCATTGATACCGAAGGCGATCTGCTCTACGACTATCAGGTGCCAATTGCTGATCAGGTGCTTTACGCCAAAACCGCAAGCGATGTCGAGCGTGTCGCCGCGTCTGGCACCGTTTCGTATGACCCTGTTTGCACATGGGTGACGGCCGCGCAGGTCATGTCATACCTTGGCATCACCATTGCAAACCCGTCAGACGATTACACATTGCTGACGCAATCGGTGTCGGCTGGGTGCCAGTTTGCGTTTCGCAGAAGGCAGGAGTCCTCGTATATCGACTCCCTAACAACCTCACCAGGTGGCGACGTCACCTTGGGCACTTTGATGTACTGTGCGGCCCTGTGGCGCTCCCGTGGCTCCATTGAATCCACGTACGCCACGTTTGACGGCATGGATTCGGCACCACAGCACAGCCTGACCCCGATCGTCAAGCAGCTGCTTGGCATCCCACGTCCAGCGGTTGCCTAATGGCTTACACCGATCTGTTCAACGAAGCGATTGATGATGTCACCGCGACGCTGACCGCAGTCACTTCTTTGCGCGTTGTTAACGACCCAACAAAACTTGTGCCCAATTGCGTGTACTTGGATGCTCCGAGTTTCACCACGTTTGCTGGCAACGGCAACATTGTGCGCCTTGAGTTCCCAATCAAGGTCATTGGCTCTGGGCCTGCAGGCCTGCCGGTGCTTCGCTCAATTTTGAGCATTGCTGCAACCGTGCTTGGCTCATCAATCATCGTCATGGGTGGCCGTCCGTCAAGCCTTGAGATCGGTGGCGCGTTGTATCCGTGTTATGACCTTGATTGCGCTATCCAAGCCCAGACCGCATAATCCACTACTACCGAATACAAATCATCTACTATCAGATCAGAACTTAAGGAGCAAACATGCCAGCATCAACTTACCTCTCGAATCCAACCGTTAAAGTCGGCGCCGCAATCGGCTCCATTGTTGACATCACCGATCAGGTGAGCGCGGCAACATTGACCGTGACTGCAGAAGCTCTTGAAGACACCGCATTTGGTCAGACTTCGCGCACCATGACGGCAGGCTTGTTCAGCAACTCATTGACCTTGACGGTTTATGCCAGTTATGCAGCAAGCGAGTCCTACGCGGTTTTGTCACCACTCCTTGGCACTAAGTGCACAATCAAAGTAAACCCAACTAGCGCAGCAGATAGCGCAACTAACCCTGGCTTTATTTTGACCGACACCTACTTGTCAAGCATCCCAGTTGTAAACGCATCGCTTGGCGAGTTGAGCACCTATGAAATCGAGTTTCAGGGTGGCGTGTACAGCGTAGATACAACCGCATAATCAACGGCTCCAAGCCGACATAGGAGACACATGAAGATCAAGTTGGAGTTGAAGCGCACCCCCGACAGCGCCCCAGAGTATTACTACACAAACCTGTTCGTTTCTACTGAATGGGAACGCATAACAGGACGCAATCTTCAGCAAATGGTTAACGCGCCACTTGAAAGTGATTATTGCGTTTGGATGCACGTCATTCTAAAAATGCGTGGCGAGCAGGTTGGAGACAACTGGCGCGATTGGGTTAAGTCAATGCCTGAAATGGAGATTATTCCAGTATTGGATGAGACAAACCCAAACCCTACGGACGCGGCACCTACCGCCGCCAACTAGCAGAAGTACTGGTCGCGGTCGGTTGGTGGCCTAGCGACATTGCGTTTGACTCACGAGACTTGACAACGGTCATTAAAGTGCTTAACGAGGCAAACAAAAAACGGAGATAACGTGGCGGAAGTATCAGCAAAGATTGAGGTTGTCGGGCTTAAAGAAGCCTTAAAGACGCTCAACAAAATTGACAAATCTTTGCGCCGTGAAATCACCAAAGATTACAAGAAGATCGTTCAGCCCGTCATTGACGATGCAAACAAGCTTGTGCCCTCGAATGTCCCGCTATCTGGTATGGCGCGCAATTGGAGCACTCGATCAGGGTTCAAGATGTTGCCGTGGATACCAGGCATGAAGCAAAAAATCGCTGCCAAGATCAACACGCGAAACATCAAGGAATACGGCGGAAACAAGTCAAATGTCGGCACGTTTGTTATTCAATGGCAGGGCGCAACTGGCACCATGTTTGACACGTCAATGGAAGGGCCACTAGGTCGCGCTTTGACTGCACGTTATGGCAGTCGTTCGCGAGTAATGTGGAAAGCGTACGAGCAACGCCAAAACGATGTCATGTCCGAGATGGAGCAGTTGGTTAAGCGCGTCATGAGCGAAGCGAACAGAGAGACCGCGTAATGGCAATCAATATCCCGATCATCAGCGAGTTTGACGGCACAGGGGTAAAGAAGGCTGTCAAGCAATTCCAGCAACTTGAGACCGTCGGCGAAAAGGCACAGTTTGCGATTAAGAAGGCGGCGATTCCCGCAGCTGCCGCGCTCGGCGGTTTGGCTGTTGCGCTAGGCGATGCTACACGCGCCGCAATGGAAGATCAGCAAGAGCAGGCCGCGTTAGCGCTTACCTTGCAAAATGTGACTGGCGCTGGTGCCGCACAGACCGCGCAAGTAGAGAAGCAGATTAGCGCGATGAGTCGAGCGTCTGGCGTTGCCGATACCGAATATCGCAAAGCATTAGAAGCGCTTGTGCGCGGTACAAAAGATGTTGGCATTGCCATGAACGACATGAACCTTGTCATGGACATCAGCACGGCTACCGGCATGGATTCTGCCAGCGTCGCTGACGCACTCGCCAAGGCATACCAGGGCAACTTTAAGGCGCTGCGATCATTAAGCCCAGAAATGTCAACCATGATCAAAGAAGGCGCAAGCCTGAACGAAGTCATGGACGTGCTAGGTGGAACCTTTGGCGGTGCTACAGCAACCAGCGCCGAAACCGCCGCAGGCAAAATGAAGATTCTTAAGAACTCAATCGGCGAAACCAAAGAGTCAATCGGTGCAGCGCTGTTGCCCGTGCTCGAAGCCGTCCTGCCTGTGCTCAACAAGTTTGCTGCATGGGCTCAAGATAACCCTCAAGCATTCTTGGCTATCGCTGGCGCTATCGGTCTAGTCGCAGCTGCGATCGTTGCCACAAACATTGCTATGGCGCTCAACCCGTTTGCCCTGATCGCTGCAGGCGTCGCGCTACTTGTCGCTGCGCTAGTTGTCGCCTACAACAAGTTTGACTGGTTCAAGACTGGCGTCAACGCAATTATCAACGGCATACTCGGCGCATTCGAGTCGGTGGTCAACGGTGCAATCATGATGGTCAACGGCATTATTCGCGCTTATAACGCCATTCCAATTGCGCCAGACATCAACACCATTGCCCACGTCAACCTGCCAAGCATCGGTGGCAACTCGGCTACACAAGCCGCAAGTCGCATGAACCTACCGCGCATGGCCGAGGGTGGAATTGTCAGCTCCCCTACTCTTGCCCTGATCGGCGAAGCAGGCCCAGAAGCCGTAGTGCCGTTAGAGCGTCTAAATACTGGCGGGGGAGTGACCATTAACGTCACGGGCGGACTCGCTACCAGCGCCGAGATCGGTGAGTCGGTCGTTAACGCTTTGCGCGCCTATTCGCGTAGCGCTGGGCCGTTGCAGTTACAGGTGGCGTAATGCCGGGCGTAGCGGTTGTTGATTCAGGCAACTATGACCTGCAAATTGCCACAGGGTTTCAGGTTGATGCGTTTGTTCTTGACGACGCTGTAAAGGGCGTACTAAACAACACCGAGTATGTGCTTGACGGCACCACCGAGTTTGCCGATGTTATGGACTCGACTATCAGCATTAACGTGCGGCGCGGTCGCCGTGACGTTGGCGATCAGTTCAGCGCTGGAACCATGACATTCACTATTCAAGACGTGGACGGCATCTTCAACCCGTTTGACCAAAACAGCCCTTACTACGACACCGCAGAATCTAAGCCTGGGCTTGCCCCATTGCGCGCCGTACGCCTAATCCGTTACAGCTCTACCGATGTGCCCGAATCATTGTTTAGCGGTTATGTCGTCAACTATGACTACAACTTTGCGCTCGGCGGATTGGACACCGTGACTGTGTATTGCGCTGACCAATTCTATTTACTGGCGCAAACCTATTTAGACGAACTAAACCCCGCTTCAGAGACATCGGGCGAACGCATAGAAACCGTGTTAGACCTGCCAGAGGTTGATTTCCCTGCAGGCTCTCGAAGCATTGCCACGGGCACCGTAAACCTGGGTAGCGGAAGCGCCTACACCGTGCCAGCAGGAACAAACGTGCTGCAATACATTACGCAAATTAACCAGACGGCCGAGTTTGGGCGTGTATTTATGTCGAGGGCTGGCGTGTTTACATTCCAAGAGCGCATAGGCGCCACGCTTAGCGCGCCTGTAGCAGAGTTTAAGGATGACGGCACAGGGTACAAGTTTGACGGCGTGGGCATTTCCTTTGAAGCGGACTCGGTCATCAACCGTGCGGTCGTAACAGGGCTTGATGGCAAAACCGCTACAGCAACCGATGCAGGGTCTATTGCAACGTATTTTATTCAAACAACAAGCATTACAAACAGCCTGCTAAACGAGCAAACAAGCATTGATGACGCAGCCGACTATTTGCTTAACCCAGAACCCGAACCGCGTTACACATCCGTGGCAACGAAGTATCTGATGCTGACCACAGCCCAAAAAGACACCTTGGCAACCGTTGATATTGGCGACACAATCAGTATAGAAAAGACATTCTCTAGCGGAGCCGGCACAACTCAGTTGGCGCAAGAGTTGTCCGTTGAGGGCATCGAGCATCGTCTGGATTTCAGCACAGGACACAGCATCCTTTACAGCACCGCACCGACCACGATTGTCTTTGAGCTGATTCTTGACGATGCCGTGTATGGCACGATTGACACAACGAATGTTTTAGGATAATTACGCTATGACCGTTCCAAACTTTACCGCTGGCCAAGTTTTGACGGCTGCACAACTCGACACGCTAAGGAGCGCTCTAGGCATGACTATTCCAGACTTTGTTGCAGGGCAGGTGCTAACGGCCGCACAACTTAATCAACTTGTGACCGTGGCAAACAACCCAATTTACGGCACGGCAACAGGTGGCATAGGCGCGCCTGTGTCGGTGACAATTAGCGGTGTCAACTACCAGTATTTGACGTTTACATCAACAGGGACATTGACCGTTACTAAAGCAGGTTTGTTTGACGTGTTGTTGTTTGGCGGTGGTGGTGCAGCACCAGGCGTAGGCGGTTTCGCATTGCCAGGTGGCGGTGGTGGTGGAATCTCAACAGAAACCGTGTACATCGGCGCAAACGAAACAGTCACTATCGGCGCGGGCGGTAGCGCTTACACGATCAGCACCGCTTACGCATTAGGCGCTGGCAGTTCATCACAGGTCGGTACTCGACCAAACGCAATTGCTGCTCTCGGTGGAACAAGCAACATGAGCAACGCAACAGGCGCAGGCGTGTTATTTACAGGTGGTGGCATCGGCTCGTACGCAGGACAAACCAACGGTGGCGTGGACAGCATCCAAGGCTTTAAGGGTGGCAACAGCACAGCCAACACAAACGGTGGCGGTGGCGGTGGCGCTGCAGCTGCCGGTGGCAACGGTGCAACAACCACGGGCGGTTCAGGTGGCAACGGCTATGACGTCAGCGCATTCATTGGCGGTAGCGCGTTAGGCAAAGGCGCAGGCGGTGGCGGTGGCGGAAGCGTCACAGGCGGAACCGCAGGCCTTGGCGGAGTCGCTGGAACAACTGGCGCAGGCAACGCAGGCACAGCAAACAGCGGAGCAGGTGGCGGTGGTGGAAACAACAACGCAACTGGCGGTAACGGCGGTTCTGGAATCGTTTACATTCGATGGAAGGTCTGACATGGCACATTTTGCAAAAGTGACAAACAACGAAATTGGCGAAGTAATCGTCGTTGCCAATAGCGATTGCGGCGGTGGCACATTCCCAGAATCCGAGCCAATCGGTCAAGCGTTCATTGCGTCGTTAGGCATTGACGGCACATGGTTGCAAACCAGTTACAGCGGTTCATTCCGAAACCTTTACGCAGGCCCAGGCATGTTGTTTGACCCGACCATTGGCGAATATGGCGCCTTTGTAATACCCCCTGAAAAAGCATGAAATGGCGTTACTTGTTCGGATGCAGCTTGCTAGTTGCGGTGGTCGTGTGGGGTTGTTCTGGTTGCGCTGATCGTGAGCGCGTGAACTGCCAGCGCGCAGGATCTAAAGCAGTAACCATGACAAGCGACATACAGATCGGCACGGGACGCTGTGCCTAAATACACCAACGAAGAAATCAAAGCTCGCCTTATCTTGATCGTCGGCATCGGTCTGACGCTCGCGTTTGTTGGCTCAATCTTCACGTTGCTTTACGGCCTGCTGTTTGTTACCCAGCCACTCGAGCAAGCCCCAAACGATGCAGAAGCGTTTTCGGTGCTTAACCCAATGCTGATGACACTCTCTGGCGGTCTAATAGGCTTACTTGCATCCAACGGATTGAAAAACAAAACGAAAGGCAAAGACGATGAAGACTAAAGACAAAGCCCTATTAGCGTCCTACGGTCGCTCAATCCTTGCAGCCGTTATCGCCGTCTATTCCACCGGCAACACCGACCCAGCCGACCTAGGCAAAGCCGCATTAGCCGCACTTGTGCCAGTACTCATTCGATACGTAAACCCTAAAGATTTGGCGTTTGGGCGTGGCAACAGCCAAAGCTAACCCGAACGCAAGGCCATACACAGGCAACAGCGACGGCGCATCCGCTGGCCCACGTGCCGGCATGAATGAGTTTATTAAGCAAGTACTGCACCACTCAAACAACGCAATGTGGAACAACGGCAGTTGGGGTGTGCGCGATGTGCGTTCTAAACCAGGAACAATGTCTGTGCATGCCACAGGTCGCGCGGTTGACTTGTCGTATCGAGGCGGCGAACGCCACCCAAACGCATCACGCAAAGCCGCATTGCCGTTTGTAGAACTGTTGTGCACGCATGCCAACGATTTAGGCATTGAAATGGTTATTGACTATTTCCCTGCACCGTACGGTCGCGCATGGCGTTGCGATCGTCAGGCTTGGAAGAAATACAGCAAGCCAACGGTTTCAGGTAGCCCTGGTGGCGACTGGTTCCACATCGAAATCACACCGCAGGCCGCCGACTCGGTGATCTTCGTAAAAGCCGCATTCTTAAAGGTGTTCGGGGAAATCCCACCTAAGGCTTGATCTATGTTCTAGGGTCGGAGTACCGACAAAAGGACAGGCAATGACTGAACCGCAGATCGTTGATTACAGCGTCTATACAGGAGTGATGGACAACGGCCAAGAAATCTTGGTGCAGATATTTACCAGCCCAGAGTCGGGCAAGTTCCTACTGGGACAAATCGCATTCAGAACGGCAACCTCGTCATGGGGTCAGCCCATACCTTTGGAGAAACGATGAACTACTTTGCAGAAAAAATCATAGGGCTAGTGCTTTGTACGGTCTTTGGCTTTACGGTCGCTGTAGGGGCTCCTGACGCGTCTGGTAGCCCGTCTGGGACTATTGCCTTAGCGCCATATTTGCTGGAACCAAGCACTACCACGTCAAGCACGTCGTCCACGATTTACATTGACCCATACAGCTCGGCTTGCGAGCAGTTCAGCGCGCTTGCCGTAAACCTGGGCTGGCCTGCCGATCAGCGCACCGTGCTCGAATCAATCATGTTCCGTGAATCACGCTGCTTACCGAACGCGGTCAACAGCAAAGACCCAAACGGTGGGTCGCGCGGACTAATGCAGATCAACGGATTCTGGACACCATGGCTTACTGATGCCGGCATTATTACCAGCGCAGAAAACTTGTTACAGGCTGATGTTAATTTGCGCGCAGCGTTAGCAATTTACAACTACGGCGTTGAGCGTCACGGTTACGGCTGGGGGCCATGGAGTGCAACTAAATGAGTGAAGGCTGTGCATGGAATCAAGGCGAACTTACTGAAGAAACCCGACGAATGGTATTGGAGCAAGCAATGACAACAAGACATGACATGGCGATCTTTGATCTGATCAACCAGATTGCCGACACAAGCACAAACCCACACGCAAGCATCATCCGCCGTTTGCGCGCAATGAAAAACTCGCTTTCACTAGAAGAACCAATGCCACTCCACGATGTGACTACACTCGATCTAGCAATCAAAGCACTACAAGCACATTCCTAACCGACAAGGGAGATTCCGACAATGAAAACCTGCACAATTTGCAAAGGCTCAATCGCCTACCCAGAGATAACAGGCAAAACACACTTCGTTTGTGACGGCCGTGTGCCGGCAAGAAAACCGTTTGCTGTTGGCATGGCATTATCGCAAGCAAGCGCCGACACCAAATGGACGCCAGAAGAACAGCGCAAAGTTGACGCTGCAATTGTGCACGTTGCGCGCGCTAAAGGGTTCTTCACATCAGACGACATCTGGCAACACCTGGGCGACCAATTTCCTGTCACTAAAGGCATCGCAGGACGCTTGAACGCAGCTGCGCGTCGTGGCATTATTCGCAACACAGGCGAACTGGCATACGCACAGCGCGGTGGCGCGCATGACCATGCACAACGTCTAAGCGTTTGGGCAGGCATCTAATGGGCTTTGATCTAAGCAACTACGAGACAGTCGAGTCGCGTCTAGTCCGTTGGTGGGCTGCATATCCGAACGGGCGCGTGTACACGATGATGATGAACTACACAGGCGACGCTTGCGTGTTCTATTGCGAACTGTACGCCGACAAAGAAGACAAGGTGCCAGTCGCTACGGGCTACGCAGAAGAAATCAAAAGCGATCGCGGTGTCAATGCCACGTCATTTGTAGAGAACTGTGAAACGAGCGCGATCGGTCGCGCAATTGCCAATTGCCCATTACAGGCGCCTGCTAGTGGCCCTAGACCGTCACGCAATGAAATGCAAAAAGTTGAGCGCCTAACAACACCACCGCAACCGCAAACGCACACACCCTCTGGTGCATTTGCCACTCCCAAGCAGATTGGCTACATCAAGAAACTGGCCAAGGATGCCGGCATGGACGATCTTGCCTTGTTAGAGATGATTCAACTCAACTTGGACGATGACAGCGCGGTTCTTGAGCTGTTGAAATCACACGAAGCAAGCAAAATTATTGAGAGGCTGAAATGACATTAGAAGAACTGATCACGAACATTGAGCGCTTACAGACCGTTTACAACTCAATGGTTGACCCAGAGCAACACGAAGCAAGGCAATACGTGCGTTGGGCAATCAAGCACCTTGCAGACAAGACATACATGGCATCGCTGTGAAGTTAGACCCGAAGATCAGCGAAGCCGACTTCAAGGATGTTGTCATTAGCATCGCCAAGCGATATGGCTGGCTCATTCACCACGACTTGCCGGCACAGAATAGTCGAGGGCGCTGGGCAACACATGTGCAGGGCGATGTGGGGTTTCCTGATCTGTTCATGGTGCACCCATTCCAAGGCGGTCGGCCGTTAGTTATTGAACTGAAGGCGGAGAAGGGCAAGACAACACCAGGGCAGAAGGTTTGGTTGAAAGCGTGTGAGTTGGCTGGATGTCATGCAGCGGTATGGAAGCCAAGTGACATGGAGTACATTCTCTACACTCTCAGCAATCCAAGAATGTAAACAATCGGCTAGTAGCACGACCTAAGCCATTCGCACGGCAGTTGGTGACACTTGGAAACAAGGGTAGATCGGCGCGCCCCGAATCATGCAAGACGAAATGAAACGGGCAAAGCGTCGAGGCGAGCCGTAAACATAATCGGCTAGTGAGTGCAAAGGGAACCAGGATGGGCAATCTGGTGGGTGGAGCATTCACACATCTATTGACCTACAGATGACATACAGTTAACAAACAAAGAAAGCACCGACATGAACCCGACAACAAACACAACTCACATCAACCGAGGACAAGGCGCGCAAGCGCCGCGTCAGCGCAAGCGAAGCGCGCGAGCATGACACGCAAACTAACCGAACACGACACAGCGATCTATAAACAAGCACGGGCTGAACTCCTGCGCGACCAACCATTGTGTCATTGGTGCAAACGCAACACAGCAACAGAGTTAGATCACTTAGTCGAATCAGACAAGGGCGGGACAATAGAAGACGGATACGTTGCAGCATGCAAGCCATGCAACTCTGCGCGCGGAGCAACATACCGAAACAA